GAATGGCAAACTGACTCACTAGCTTCAGCAGCTTCAAATGCTCAAATAGAAGGAGATGATTCTCCAAGTGCTGCGTTATCTGCAACTTCTCGTGTTTTCAACTATACACAGATTTCTTACAAACCTGTTATGGTCTCTGGAACACAAGAAGCAGTAAATCACGCAGGTAGAGATTCTGAACTAGCTTATCAAATAGCTAAAGCTGGTAAAGAACTCAAAAGAGACATGGAACTAGACCTTACAGGTAAAAACGCAGCTACAGCAGGTTCTGGAAACGGAGCTTCTGCTCGTAAATCTGCAGGTTTTGAGTCTTGGACAACAACAAACAACAGCTATGGTGCAGGTGGAGGAAACTCTAGTGGTACTGTCACAGATGGTACACAAAGGGTTCTTACAGAAGCTATCTTGAAAGGTGAGTTAAAATCTTGCTTTGATAATGGTGGCGATCCTGACCTACTATTAGTTGGTTCATTCAACAAACAAAAAGTATCTGGTTTTACAGGTAACTCAACTCGTATGGACATGGCAGAAGATAGAAGTTTAGTAGCTACTATTGATGTTTATGTTTCTGACTTCGGTGAAGTAAGAGTTGTAGCTGACAGATTCCTACGTTCTTCAGGTAGAAGTGCGTTGGTTGTTGATACAGAAATGTTTGCGACTGGTTTCTTAAGACCTTTCCAAACACAAGAACTAGCAAAAACTGGTGATGCTGAAAAACGCTTACTACTCGCTGAGTGGACACTCGTTGCTAAAAATGAAGCATCTTCAGCTACTATTGCTGACTTGACAACTTCATAAAAAATATTTTTCATGTAACTTTCTCATCATGAAAGGGGCAGGTTTTTCTCATATTGTTTTCCTGCCCCACCCAAGATACTGATTAATAATGACCTTGAAGAACGTATCGCTTCGGAACGAGGGTTATTGACTAGGAGACTTTAATGAGAACATTAAATGATTATTTTGTAACAGCAGAGATAGAAGACGTATCTACTGCATCTAGTACATTCGTTGCTATCCCAGATGGTGGACGAGTAGTTAAAATTATATCTGCACTACAAGGTGCTATTAGTGGTGGTGATGCTGCAGTTTCTTTTGAAATTGGTGGTACAGCTATTACTGGTGGTGGTATTACAGTTGCTAACTCAGGTTCAGCAGCAGGTGATGTAGACACAGCAGAACCTACAGCAGCTAACAGAGTTGAAGAAGATGGAACTATCGAGATGATTACAGATGGTGGTTCTACAGGTACAGCTAAATTATTAGTAACATTTGTAATTAGGAGATAAGCATGTCAAGAATGAGAGTAACAAATACTATCGTAAGAGGTGTTACTGCTACATCTCAACAGTCTACAGCTACTGATGCAAATACTGAGTATGTCAGAATCGTATCTGATACAGATGGAGTTCATATAGCTTTTGGTGCATCACCAACAGCAACAACAAGTACAACTATACTTGGTGCTTATGACCCTGAAGTATTTAAGATAGATGGTGGCATGAAAGTCGCTGCAATACTTGCAAGTGGAACAGGTAATATTTACATAGATGAGTTAAGTGAATGAAACGTAAGATAGGACAAAATCAGATATTTCATTATCATAATCCTACTGGCGAATTTGCTATCGAACACATCGAAGATATACAACCCCTTTTAGATTCTAATAAGAAATTACAGAACGAAGATCATCACAAAGCAGATGAGTTTAGACTCTCTGCTCGTATTCCTATGACTGTAGTTTATGAATGGAAAAGACTATTTGGGGTTGATTTATTTAATAAAGACCACAAAGAAGCAGTAAAAAAACTTATTAACAGTCCTGATTACAGGTATCTAAAGACAACCAATAGGCGAATATAATGGCAATAACTAATTACTCAGAACTTAAATCAGCAATAGCTGACTGGTTAGATAGAACAGATTTAACTGACCAAATACCTGACTTTATTGTTTTAGCAGAAGCTAGACATAAAAGGGATTTTAAAATCAGAAGAATGGAAACAAGGGTTACAGCAGATACTATAGCTGATACTGAGTATTACACATTACCAGACCAATATGTTGCTATGCGTAACATACAGTTAAATACTGATCCTAAAACACCTTTAGAATACTTAACACCTGAACAAATGGACAGAATTTATGCAGGAAGCAACAAAGGAAAACCTAAAGCATATAGTATTATTGGCAATGATATACAGTTAAGACCAACACCTGATAGTGCTTATGAAATAGAAATATTATATTTTAAACACTTTACTGCATTATCAGATTCAGCACCTACTAATGAGATGCTAACTAACCATCCTGATGCTTATCTTTATGGAGCGTTAGTTGAAGCAGAACCTTATCTGCAAAACGATAAAAGATTACAAACATGGTCTACTCTATATGACAGAGCAAAAGCTGATATAATTAGTTCTAATGAAAGAGATAGACATTCAGGTGTAGCACCAACTACACGTATTGATTTTGGATTATATTAATGACAGTTTGGGCAGAGCAATCTACAACTAGTACCAATTGGGATATAGCAGGTACATTTTTATTTAAAACAGAAGATGATTTGTTTTTTCTAGCAACAGAAGACAACGATATTTTACAGCAAGAAAACATACCAGTATTAACAGTTGATGATTGGACAGTACAATCGACAACAGCAACCACATGGACATAAATGGCAAATAAGAAATTTTCAGAATTAACAGAAACCACCTCCCCTAATAGTGAGTCTATATTTGCTACAGCTTATGATGGGGATAACTTCAAAGTTACATTAACAAACATTGCAGCTAATATGCCATCTATCACTACAAGTGGCACAGTTACAGCTACAACATTTGTAGGTAACGTAACAGGTAATATTACAGGATCAGTTACAGGTAATGCAGATACAGCTACAGCTTTAGCTACAGGTCGTACAATAGGTATGACAGGTGATGTTACTTGGACTTCAGCATCTTTTGATGGCACAGGAAACGTAACAGGTACAGCTTCTATAGGAAGTGGTGTTATTGTTGATGCCGATGTTAATGCAAGTGCTGCAATAGATGCAAGTAAAATACATGATGGCACAGTTTCTAATACAGAATTTGGATATTTAAATGGTGTTAGTTCTGCAATACAAACGCAGATGGACACAAAGATTACAGCTAGTTCTACAGATACTCTAACCAACAAGACTATCAATACAGCTAGTAACACGATTACAATAGTAGAAGCAGATATATCTGATCTTGGTTCATACATTACAGCATCTTCTACAGACACATTAACAAACAAGACATTTGATGCTAATGGAACAGGCAATAGTCTTTCTAATGTTGAGGTAGCAGATTTAGCATCAGGTGTTCTTGATACTGATTTATCAACTGTTTCTGCATCTGACGATACACTAGCATCAGCAAAAGCAATTAAGACTTATGTAGATGCACAAGTTACAGCACAAGATTTAGACTTCCAGGCAGATACAGGTGGTGCATTATCTATTGACCTAGATAGTGAAACACTAACCTTTACTGGTGGCACAGGTATAGATACAAGTGGTAGTGGTAATGCTGTTACATTTGCGATTGATTCAACTGTTGCAACTTTATCAGGCACACAAACACTAACCAATAAAACAATCAATAGTGCGTCAAATACTATAACGATTACAGAATCAAACATATCTGATCTAGGAGCTTACATTACTGCAAGTTCAACTGATACTCTAACTAATAAATCAGGAAGTAACAGTCAATGGACTAACGATGCAGGATATATTACAGCTTCATCTACAGACACACTTACTAATAAATCAGGTAACATTAGTATGTTTACCAACGATTCATCATACTTAACTGGCAACCAAACCATAACATTAAGTGGTGATGCTAGTGGTAGTGGCACAACAGCTATCACAGTTACAGTTGCAGATGATTCTCACAACCATATCATATCTAATGTCGATGGATTACAAACAGCATTAGATGGCAAGGTAGCAGAAACAGCTTCTACAGGTAGTGCTGAGATCCCTGCAG